CCCACCCGCGCAGGCCACAAGCTTTTAAAAAAGCTTGACCAAAACAGCACGGCTTACACCGTGCAGCAGAAACCTTTCATAAGGTTTCCGCACCTTCCAAATCGCGCTCCTTACGGAGCGCCCCCACCTATAGCATGGACTACTACGGTGAGATTAATGCAAATGTAAGGAGAACAAAGCATGCGTCCGTCAAATTTACCCAAAGATATTTTGGAAAATAAAATGAAACACAATTCATATAACAATGTAACTCTCATGTACAATCAGCAAATAATATCCATTGCACAACATGTACATGGCAAAGACGACCACGGTGAACCATTGACCACTATGGAAGTAGCTGTCATGCCTCAAGGAACTGATGATGATTGGTTTATTGTACTATACCATGAGTCACCAAGCTCATTGATCAATGCACTATACGATGTAATGAAGCACATCGACGGAGATAATTAAATGAGAATAGGAAAAGTATTTAAAAGAAAAAGTAGTTGGTGGTTTAGCAAAGAGAGCGAATCATCAATCTATGTATTATCAACCAAGCATAAAACAAAGAAAGCAGCTATGGAAAAAGCTTGGAAAGAGCTTGAAGACAAAAGGTTAGAAAATCTTCATGTCTGGCAAGCCAATGGAAAATACAATGGCTGTTACGCAATCTGTCATGCAAAAGGAGAACAAAATGTTTGACGCATTACCTGAAGAAAAACCTTGGAACTTTCCAATAGAAGTTTATCCAACGCCCAACGCTGTAACTGGTGAGTTATTACCAAACAGTCAACAGATCATACGCACAGATACTAATGAAGTACTAGGCGTACATGGTCGATCATACAAACCAGTACTGCACGACGATGTAGTTAACTCAATCGAAGATGCTGTAATTCAATCTGATGTATCTAAAGATTATGAGATAATACCAGAAGTGTATGACAACGGTGCTAAAATGCGCGGCACTGTACATTTCCGCGACTTGTATATCGAAAACAAATATTCAGCAGAAGTTGGTGACATTGTAAACTTCAGAGTTGACTTCATGAACAGTTACGATGCGTCTTGGAGTTTCTTACAAAAAAGTAAAGGTTACAGATTACTATGCAAAAACGGTATGGTATCTGGTTTAGCTATTGCTACTTCTAAATACAAACATACTACGTCAATAAATATTGAAGGTAGTGCCAACAAAATTAAATTGGGTTTGGAAACATTCATCAGCAATCGTGATCGATGGGCAACTTGGACACGCACCAAAGTAGAACAGGAAGATGTAGAATCATTCTTCAAAGCTACAGTCGCTAAAGCTTTCACCAGACAGCGCGGCATCACCAAAACAAATGAGAAGCAGCTTGAAAAATTGTTAGGTATTTATTCTAACGAGAGCAGCCATTTAGGTCCCAATTTATGGGCATTGTACAACTGCCTTACATATTGGTCTACCCATACCTCAGAAGACAGTAGATCGCCTCACATCACTGCTTTCCAACGTGAGGGTGCTGTTGAAAATGCACTAAACTCAACAGCATGGCATAAATTAGAAGATGGAGTCACATTATGAGTGAAGAAAAAATGCGTCAAACACGGACGTTACGAGTAGATAAAGTTTTTGTAGAAACAGACGAGGGTCATTCGTCTACATTAACTATAGAACGTGATGTGATATTAGAATATTGCGACCATGTTCCTAATAGACTTTATTTAAAAATCGTTGACCCACATAAAATAGGTGGTGCTTTAAACTCTTACAGTATTTATGAAGTTGAAAAGCTAAAGAAATATATCAACCAAGTATATCTTTTAATGAAAGAAAATAGAGATGGTGGAAATAACTTGTAAGAACTGTGGTGGTAACGGTGAATACTACATTGATGTACCTGTTGTAGATTACGTCAATGGTGGTTTCTTCGATGAAAAACTAGTCACATGTGAGGAATGTGATGGGCACGGAGAAATAGAAAATGAATTGTGATTATTGCAACAATCATTCTCAAATAAAAGATTGGCACCACTTATATTATCCAAACGGAAAAATTTATTACACTTGGGCAGACATTATTCCTTGTCCTAAATGTAATAAAGTAGTTGACACTTTAAATGATTCTGCTGCATATTCGCAGCATGAAAAGTTATCTTGATACTATAACAGAATATGCTGCTTCCCGAAATGTAGAACTCAAAGAAGCATTTCGGGTAGCAGATATACCAACCAGTACTTATTATCGTACAATAAATAATGCAACAGAACTAAGGTATGAGACCGCTTTAAAGATCTTTAAGGCCGTTGATGAAAAAATCAAACGTGATAAATATTTAGAACGCAAAGGACATCCTACTGTCACACGAAAAAGAGTCTATAGATATTGAAACGACAATCTATTTACTGCTTAACTTGTAAAAAAAAAGCATACAACTTCGTAGCAATACTTAAAGACAATCCAAAAGGATCAACAGAACCATGCAATTTTTACTGCTTAAATTGTTATGAAAGAGAGCTTAAAGTATTATGCCAAACCGAAACAAATCAAAAGGCACCTATCATGAAAAGTGGTTCGTCGAATGGCTCAACAAAATCATTGGCATCAAAGCAAAAAGACAACCACTTTCTGGAAGTCTGGGAGGAGAATATTCTGGAGACATTAAACTCAAAATCAGAGATTACGAACTTGTGGGAGAAGTTAAATACAGAGATAAATCAAAATTTCCAAACCCGTTCTCAGTCCTCGAAGGACGAGACATAGCATTTTATAAAAGACGGAGAGGAACTCCGCAAACACTAGTCATCATGGATGGCGATACATTCCAACAATTAATGGAGAACAACAATGGAATCTCAACTAAAACAATTGAAAGAAATACTAAATAGAGGCTCGCACATATCAGCACTCGATGCATTAAGATGGATAAAATCAATGCGACTAGCCGCTCGTATCTATGACCTTAAACAAGAAGGTTTTCCAATAGATTCTTACAAACGTAAAGAAAATGATAAGTACATTACTTACTATTTCAAATCAGGTAATCTTGATGACTGATGACTGGATGAACAAAGTTCAAGCTGCATTAAATAATAAAAATGTAGCGCGTGACATGAAGAAAGTATTTTACACCAACCTACCAACATCCGAGCAAATGATTGCAAATCAAATCAAACGAAAGCAACCAGTAGGTGAGCATCATCTTCGAGGACTAGGTAAGCAACGCTTGCTCGAAACTACTGACATCACAGAACAAGACTTCAAAGATTTTTTGGGTGATGACTATTGACAATACTGCCTATATGCAGTAGGTAAGTTGTTATAAACAAAGGAGAACATAATGAATCGTAAAGGATTTATTGGAGGCAGTGACTGCGTAAAAATAATGCAAGGTCAATGGCTCGATCTATGGCAAATTAAAACTGGTAGAGAATTACCAGAAGATTTGACAAACAATCTAGCAGTACAACTTGGTACAATAACTGAAGACTTCAATCTAAGTTGGTTTGAAAAAGAACACAAAGGTTGCGTACTGTCAGATCATCAAAGAGAATATGAAAAAGACATTGGCAATGTGCCAGTGCGTGGTACTATCGATGCGTTCTGGTCAGTTAAATCATCTGTTGTTGAGGCCAAGCATACTAATACTTTCTGGAAAATGGACGATGTGGTCGAGTATTACATGCCTCAAATCCAGTTGTATGCCGCTCTCGCCCAAGCGAAAGGAGCTTATCTTTCAGTAATTTTTGGTAACAGTGATTGGAGTACACGGCATGTTGCATTCGACCAAGAGTATTTCAGTTCTATGTGGGCAGTGGTATCAGACTTCTGGGGTTACGTTCAACGTGACGAAGAACCAATCGGTATCGATACACCAAGTATCTCTACGGACAGCATTAAAATCGATGAAATGGTCAAGAGAGATGCGACTTCTGATAACATGTTCGTTGATGCAGCAGTCACCTACATCAATGGACTTGAAACTAATAAAACATTTGAGAACGCGAAGAAAGACCTTAAAAACATGGTCGGAAGTAATGAGAGAGAGGTTTACTGTGATTACCTAACGGTAAAACGCGACAGGCGCGGACACCTGAGAATAACTAAAAGAAACTAAACAGCCAAAAGGAGAACACAATGGCAAAAGCATTTCCTGATACACCAGTTAATGTTATCACTCTACTAAGAGAGGTTCGTAAAAAAATACAGCCTATCAAACGTGACGGTAAGAACCCTCACTTTGGAAACCACTATGCTACATTAGATAATGTAATAGAGGCAGTAACTAGCCCTTTAGATGATGCAGGATTTATTCTTACACATCGAACATTTGGTAACGAGCATGGTATGTTTGTCCAAACATCGATTATACATCAAGACGATAGAAACTTGGTACTAAGCACTGACATACCAATCGTATTGCATAAGAAAGATATGCAAGCACTTGGCGGTGCAATTACATACGCTAGACGCTACGGTATATTGTCATTGCTTAATCTTCCTACTGAAGATGATGATGGCAACTTAGCGAGCGCGCCACCAAAGCGCAGCGCGAGCGACAATAAGTCTAATAGCCCAGTAACCAACATATGGAAGGATATTAAATAATGGCTGAACAATACGACAACAACAATCGAGGTGCAGCTTTCACACCTTATCCTGAGCAAAAATTATTTTTGCAAGGCAAGCTACAAATCGATTACAAAGATCATCAGATAGCATTAATTACAAACGAAACCAGAGATGGCAAAACAGCTATTGATGTTTACGGCAAACTCGGTAGATTATTCCTCAACGATAATCCAAAAGAGGGTGCGCCTAAATTTTCAGGCCCACTTGGTGACAAGCAAAGATTAGCAGCTTGGCAGAAAGAAAAGGACGGTGCGCCATATCTATCACTTGAGGTAACAGAACAAAAAAGCGGTAACAAAGACATACCGTTTTAGAAACGTTCTCCACAGAGGAAAAACACTGCCTGTTTTGAGACTAAATCCTCTGTTTAACTAGCTAGCCTTTCGAGGCTAGCTTTTTTTAAGGATTATGAGCCAAATGATTAAATATATTATAACTTATGTTTGCGAAAGATGCGGGGAAAAATGGCAAATGCAAAATGATTGCGCCTGTGATGATCGTTGCCCGTCTTGTAATTTAGCAAATGAACCTCTGAACGTAAAAGATGTATGATAAAATGGAATACTGGACCTTACTTACACTTGGATACAATGTACTTGAACAAACAATGTACGTTAGCATTTGGTTTCCAAGTGAAGAAGATTGTTGGAGCGTGCTATTAAATAACAACACACTCTACGATCAAATCAATGCACAAGAAGGTTATTGTGATGTTAGCGAGGTCACATCACGATTAGTAAAACCTAAAATAAGACCTTGGTAAAAAAACGCAAAAAAAAATAATTATATCAGGAAGACATAAAAATGACTGAGGAACAGCTCGGGAAAAAAATGATTGAAGAAGCAAAAAAAATTAATAACAGATTTTCAAAACGCTTCTCACTCAATGGCAGAAAAAAATCCCACATTGCCCCACACATGAAACAAAATCCGCCATCACCAAGTAAACCACCGCCAATAACTAAAGGTGATGGATGGCGCAACTCAAAGCTAACCAAGCAAGAAATCTCTGACATAGGATATTTCTTAGCTAGAGGATGGTGCGCCTCTTCAACTGCAAAAATAGTTGGCGTTAGCGTAAGCAGTGTTCAGAAATATAAATCAAGATGGAGTGACCAATGAAAACAATAAAACTTACTAAAGATGAAATAGTAATGTTACTTGATGCAATAAATGAATGGGAATATGGACAATATCATGATAATGCACCAGATGGAGAACAATCTGGATACAATGTAAAACAATTAAAAGCTATGAATTCAGCAAAACAAGTTTTACTAGGTGTTTTAAACCTTTAACTCGTAATGTGGTGCATCGATGAAAGGTCTCTTGCCTTGCGACCTTCGAAGATCGATGTACTCATTCATTGCATCTTCCATTGTGCCTTCATAATCACCAATAGAATCTATATGCCAAGCTGCACCCCAACGAATTTTAATCCCAAGATCATTAGCTGATTGCTTCATAGCATCAGCAATATCATCATAAAGATTTAATTCCCAAGATACTCTTGGCCCAATGTAAGCAACAGTATCTATTGCAATACCTTCAAGATGTTTAGATTTCATAGTCTGGCTAGCACCTTTATTAACTAGCTCACGCTGTTGCTCCATTGTTCTTAGTCCACCTAAATGTGGTATCCCAAAATCAACCTTAGTTATTCCTATAGCATACTTAGCTAATGCTATTAATTTATCATCAACGCCCTCTAATCTTTCTAAAGACCTGTTGCTTAACTTGTATGTCATTTTCCAAAACCTCTCATTGTTCGGATTCCAAAACTGGCTGCTATTGAAGCATACATTCCCCAAGATACCCACGCAGGGCATTGCTTAAGATTCTCAAAGCCTTGTTTCATAGGCTCTTGTAAAGCAGGTATAAAATTAGCACAAAGTATCAAAACAAAAACAATAGTCCACAACTCATCTTTCCAGCTGTCTTTACTTGCCTCTATAGCAGCTTGCTCCCAACTAATTTCACCAGTAGCTAGCTTCATTTTTGTTTCAGCTTCAGCAGCTTTTACTTTAGCTTTTGAATCTATAATTGTTGTTGCTAACCCCGCAATACTTTTAACTATGCCAATCATTCGCCTACCCTATCTGTCTTAGCTTCTTTGCCTAACCACAATGCGAAAGATGCTGAAAGCATCGCAGTAACCAAAGATACGAACGCGCTTTGCTGTGTTGTTGGGTCATCGAGGGTCATAAACCAAAGACAAACTTTCCAAGTCAAAACAATCTGACAAAGAAATGCTAGTCTAGGTAGTATCTTCAGTTGGTCTATTGCGTTTGCTGTTATCTTTACCATCTAAAAATTTCCTTGCTATCTTTGCATCACTTACTTGTATAACTAATTTATTATCATCTGTATATACAACCCATCTATTGTACTTAACTTCAACTAATCTCACCTCATCCAATCTCTAACATCAATCCATCCCATATAATGCAGATAGGCCGTAGCCCCCACAGCAGAGAACAGGAGAAGCACAACGATCCCAACTATGGTAACCATCATTTCCTGACGTTCAATAGCCTCACGCCTCGCCTGAGCCTCTGCCTCACGCTTCTCTGCCAAAACCTCTCTCCTAATCTTTAGAAGTTCCAAGTATTTCGACCTGCCATACGTCTGAGTTATCCATTCTTTGAGTTCTTCTTCAGCTTCCGCAGCCTGACGTAGTTTCGCCCAACGATCCAACGCTGTAGCATTTGTACTTTTGCTAGATACACCCTTCTTCTGTAGCGTTTTCTTAGCGTGGTCAGTTGCGTCAAAAAATTCACCAATCTGTTTACTAAGAGCAGCTACGGATTTGCCAGTTTGAAGACCTAACTTAATTCCGCTAAGAATTGTTATGGGGTCGACCATGTTTACATACCATCTTTACGGGTAAACTCTACAGTCTTTTCAAGTATTGCAATACGAGATTGTAATTTAATAATTTGCATCATGTGATCAGCCATGCCGCCAAGATCTTGCCAAATCATTTCTGTCTCATCCCAAAGATCATTAAGATCCTCATCAATATCATCAAGCCGCATTGAGTTAGCAAGTATATCACGCTGCATATTTACTTTATCTTGCACTTCAGATTGTGCAGAAAGCTGAGAAACAGTAGATTCAAGATTAGATATTGTTGATGCTTGTTGTGCAGTCCACCAAATAAAACCACCAATTTGAAGTATGACTACTCCAATAATACCTATGCTTACTTTTGGCAAACCATCCATAAATTAGATTATTACTTTCCTATGATTAAGTAATTGATAGTTTGAACCAGTATCATGAGTTTCAAACTCTAAGAAATGTCTGTAACCTCTCGAGTAGTGACTTGCCATTTTGCCAGAAAAACTTGTGGAAAATGTAGGTAAATAATTAGAACCTCGTTCTATATAACAGCTATTATTTGAATTATTAAATGAAAAAAATCTATCTAATGTTATAGGCACCACACTAGTTACTGGTATGTCAGGACGAATTATAAGTCTTTCAGTTACCGCACTTGGCGAACCACTTGTAAAACTATAAGCTGAATCTAAATTATAACATTTTAAAAGGCTTGTACTTGAACTAGCTGAAGTCACAAATATTTTTGTACCATCTGAATTAAAATTTAAACTTCCTAGTCCTAATGTTCCCAATGAGCCAAAGCCAAAAAATCCATCGTGACTTTCTGTTGTTGGGTCAAACGCTGATGAAAGAGAATATTGGTCTACTCCATCCCCTGATTGACCCGTAATATACATTTTTGTACCGTCAGCGTTAAATCTTATACCAGTTGGTTGAGTTTCTTCCAATTGTACTGAACGAACAGAAGTATGAGAAGCAGTTGCTATATCATAAGCACTAGAAAGAGTATAAGTATTTACTTCATCACCCGCTGAACCAACAACAAACAATTTTGTACCATCATTATTAAAAACCATTTCAGTGGGACTATTTTCTTCTGAACTTACATCAAGCCTTGTTTCACTTTGACCATTTGCTGATGACAATAAATAAGGAACTGATAAAGTATATTGAACAATTTCATCATAAAGGTGGTTGCCAAAATAAGCTTTTGTGCCATCATTGTTAAAACAACCAAAAGTCTCAGACTGGACAAAACCATCAACGAGTGTATGGTCAAATGTCCACTTAGTTATATCATCTATTTCGGCTGCGCTGTTATTATGCCCAGGAATAAAGGTATAAATAAAACGCTTAACAGTTTCAGTTGGAGTCCCAAAAGTAATAGTTGTATTACCTGTTAAAGTTCCTGCATCAAAATAATCATTGTTAGCAATATCTAATGTAACATTGCCCGTTGTTGCAACAGATACATAACCACTACTAGTGTCTAAGTCTGCTAATTTTCTAGCTCGTGATACCATTTTTTACCTCATTATGTATTGTTAACCATACCGTAATGCGAAATATCATGCGTAGTTATATTTGTTGAACCACCAAAACTAAAACTTATTCCACCAATCGTTTGAGTACCCGCATTTCCAAGATTAAAACCACCACCAAAAGTTCCCGTTTTAAACGAACCGCCAGATGTATACATTGTATAACTTCCAAAAATTGTAGGTGGTGGCTCTGATGCGCTTTGATTATAATCTCGTCCACTAACATAAACAACCGCTCGAAAGCCTTGATAATTTCCTGCACCAACAGCATCTTTAGTCATTTGCATGTTAACTGCACCAGTAGCACCAGACGATGATCCGTCAGCCATAACATCATAATCGTAATTTGTTGAGCCACTTATTGCTGAATTACTTTGATCACGAAATGTTGCTCCAAAATGACTGGCGACACTTGGATGAACTCTTATATTAAACATATGAGTTTCAAATTTATCATCTAGTGTAAATGTAACATTACTTACACCTGTATTTGCTGTTGATCTGTTTAGTGCCATCCATCCTAAATGTCCCGTTGCATTTGGCATAGTAACAGTGTTTGAAGCACTTGGTGTATCCCAATCCAAGGTACAATCATGGCTAGTACCTTTATGATTTTCCCAATAAAGAGTTTGCTCAGAGTCAAATTGCAATCTGTTATTTTGACCATCAATAGTAACTTGTCTAAAGCCACTTCCATTTTTTGTTCTAAGTTGAATATTTCCTTTCTCAGAACCATTAGTAGTTGTTCCTATTTGCCCCCTTATATTTGCATATGAAACAAGAGAATCAGCAGAATTTTTTCCATTAAACCTAATAAGACCAATTGAATCATTTGTAGCAGGGCTTGAACTATCTCTAACTAATCTGAAGTCAGGGCCTTCACCTGAACCCGCATCAACTACAGTAGATGTTAAGCCATCTGTTACAGTTGAAAGAGAATGATTACCGTTTGCATTTGCTAAAAATGGTTGAGAAACAGTAAAAGATGTAAAGCTATATATTTGCAAAACATCACCAACATCAGCCGCCGAATCAGCATCTAAAGTAAAAACTGTGGCACTCGTTGCAGTAAAATCTTCAGATGGTAATATAATACCATTAAGAGTTACTATAAAATTTGATGTATTATAATTTAAAGTTGTGCCACCAGAGTCAGCACCAGTAAATGCAGTTTGTCCTGCAGTAGCTGTAAATGAAAATACTGTTAAAGTAGCCGCATCATTTGCATTGAGAGCAACCCAAGCACCACCATTATATACAAGCATTTGATTAGTAGTAGTATTATAAAACAAATCTCCTTCATCATTATTTGATGCAGGGTTTGATGTACCAACACGATAACGAGTACCAAAACTATTAACACCAGAAATATTTGCAGCAACTGTAGAAATAGCGTCTGTAGCTGTTGTTCCATCCTCAATATCTGCTAATGCTTGTATGTCAGCTACTATTGATGATGTACCTAGTTGAGCCATGTTTGAAACAACTGACGCAGTTCCTAGTTGTGCCATGTTTGCAAGAACAGAAGTATCATTCAAAGCAGCCATGTCCGCTAGTACATCTGTTGTATTTAATGCAGCCATGTCTGCAATAACATCAGCAACCCCCAAAGCAGAAACATTTGAGCTAACATTTGCAACGGACGTTATATCTGAAGATATACCTGCAACCGTATTTATATTACTATTTATACCTGCGACTGTATTAACATTAACAATCGAAGAGCTAACAGTATTTATATCACTCATATTAGCATTTAATACTTGCACAGGAGTACCATTATTAGCTACAGAAGTTACATCACTACTTATTCCCGCAACTGTTGTTACATTACTTGCAACACCTGCAACTGTAGAAACATTACTTGCAATAGCTGCTACACCTTGAATAGCGTTAGTTGCATCAGTTCCATCTTCAATATCAGCTAAAGTTCCAATATCAGCAGTAATATTAGCTAATGATTGAACATCAGCAATTTTTGGCCCTGCTTCAACAACGCCCGTTGTAGCATTAAAACCTAAAACTGTTCCTTTTCTTGTATCTACAACAGGTAAAGTTAAAGCGGTTGCAACTTCATAATCATTTAGCTGCACTGTCCTAGATAAACGATCATCCAAATCAGCAGTCAAAGCAGTTAAAGTATCTAGTTGTTCATTTAGAGCATCTCTACTTATTGCTTGCCCAGAGGCAAAGTTTGTAATTCGTTCTATTGGAATGTCGCGTACAACTGCTACTTTTGTGCCGCCTGTGCCGCCTGTGATAGCCGATACCATTGTTATGGTTCCAGTAGTGCCAGATCCACCACTAATATTATAATGAGTTGTTATACTTTTAAGAACACCATCAACATATAATTTTACTTCATCTGTTTCAAAAAAATCAAATGGAATAGTAAAACTACTTTGTGTTGCTCCTTGGGCAACGGTATAGTTGACCCTTGGATTGTTGTTTGCAATAACTATTGTCATTTTAGCTCCTTACTATACCTTTCTTAATTCGAATCTATTGTTCTAGCAAGATTATTAATCATTGCTCTTGAATCTTCTTTAAGCCAAAACAATTCAGAATATGGCAACATTAAATAAAATTCTTTTAATGCACTTCCATATTCACCCGAATAAACATCCATAACACCATCACTAAAATCTTTAATTGTTGAAACACCAGAACCTAAAATAGTAGTAGCAGCTTCTGTATAACCATCTCTACCATAAAAAGCTAAATTAAAAGTATCATTATTAGGATCATTAATTCCTGCTTGAGTTAATGCTCGAATACTATTCATTGCTACATCACCATAAACAGATGATATACCACTGCGTTCAATAGCTGCTAAAAATTTTTGATCAGAGTCAAGATCAGCCCAAACATATTCTGGCGTTCTTATCTTAGCCATCAAATAACCAATAGCTAACATAGCAGCAAAACCACCATATCTGTTTTTGATTTGCCCTTGAGCCGCAGTATGTAAAATATTTGTAGCAGCAGACATTGACCAGTTATAAAACTGAAACGGTAAAGTCATTACACCTGATTCTAAGCGCACATAGCCCGGGAAATCAGGATCTTCTTTAAACAAAGGAAACATTTTAGTCGCTTGATTAACAGGAATAAATATAGAACCATCTGCATAAGTAAATCTAGTTGCAGGAGAAGAGCTAAGTATTGTGTTATTTACTGACTGATTAACAGCAGCTTTAAATTTTATTTGTGTTTCTAAAGAAATACCGTTGTTTCCCCATTCTTCTAAATTAGAAATAATAAGCCCTTTATTTAAACCTTTAGTTCTTTGTACTGGGGCTTTAGCAATTTCCTTTGCAGTAATTACATCGATGCCATGTCTAGCAAGATACTCTAAATCAAATTTAGAAGCAGACCCATTGCTTACTTTTATAGATGTTTCAACAAATCTATGAACAGAAAGAACGCCGCTTAAACCTTTAAGACCAACAGTCATTGGTCCTAAACCATTTAAAATAAAACCACCCTGTTTAATACTATCCCAAGATTTACTGCCTACAGTAGAACCAGACTCTTCAAGAATTTGACGTTGAACAAATCCAAGAGATAACTCTAATGCTTCACCATAAATTTCTTTTACTTGATAAAACTGTTTATTAAATTCTGGGTTATCAAATATAGAAACTAAACCTTTAACACTATTTCTAAAACCTTGTTCCATAATAATTTTAGGAATATCACCTAAAGCAGTAGGCCCTGCAGAACCTAAATAGTTTAATGAGGTAAATTCTTTTAAAAATTGTACCGATCTATTCGTAAGACTTGTAGGGTCCGAAATGGAAGTTGCAGTTACACGCCTATATAATATTGTAAGATTTTTTCTAAGTTCATTTGCTTCTTTTACTGACATTCCATTTGAAATTAAATCATCTGTTGCTTCATCAGCAATTTCTTTAAATGTTTTATTTCCAAATTGATTAGCGAAATCTATTTTAGATCCTATTTTAATATTATATTTTCGAATAATGTCTCGAACACTAGTATTTATAAAAGGTAATATATCTTTATTAGGTATTGTTAAATTTCTGCTAGGATAATGAACGCTATCTCTTGTTACACCTGTTGTTCCATCAGGTTCAGATAAAATACCTCTTATAATAGCATCAACATAATTACTTTGAGCAGCAGGTTTATTAGAAAAGTCTTTTGCTTCCCATAAACCACTCTTTTTATTATATTCAAAACCGTTTGGATTATTCTTTACATGCTCCAATAGTGTTTTTCTAAATATTTTAGGACCAAGTTCATCTTTAGCTATAGCTTCTGAATCAAACTCACGCATAAAAAATGGTTCTGAAGGACCAGATGTTTTAAACTCAGCATTTTTTAAATATTCTAAATTTGTAGAAAGTTCACCAAGTTCATTTTGAAGTTGTTTGACTCTATCTTCCCAATATTTTATTTGTTCTTCTCTTTCTGCTAATCCTTTTGCACTTTTAGGTGGCTCTTTAGCTAAAATTGACTGCAATTTAACTTGTGCTAAATCTATTTCTGTTTCTTTACCAATAACACGCTGACCTAAAAAAGCAGTAGACCCTAAAACACCCGAATCTATTCCTTCTTGTTTCATTTTTTTAAAATATTGTTCTATTAATTCAATAGCAGCAGATTCTTCTGTAGTTAAATTAGCAACATCACCTGCTATTCTTCTGATATTTAAAGCGTCCATCCACTCGTCTAAACCAATACCTTGACCGCTTATTTTTTGTTGAGTTTCTGGGAAAAACATTGTTTCTTTCATGTCATAATGTTTTTGCCAAAGATTTGTCATACCTTTTTCAAAAGTATATAAATCTGCTTTTCGTAAATTATTTTTAATAGCTACACTTGGAGGCAATGTAAGACCAAATTTTTGACCAGTGTACAAAAGTGAACTATCATTTCCTATTAACAAAGCTGTTCTATGAAAATTATTTAAAGCATTTTTAAATTTTCTAGAATCAGTTGATTTTGCGGTTCTACGCAATATTGTTTTCATTGGCGTAGGTAAAATATCAATAGTATCATAAAAACTTTTTGCTAAACTATAAGGATTATCAATTTTAGATAAACCTTTGTCTAATCTTCTTGCGCCTAATTCTGTATTTATTTTATCTCTAATATTTAAAAGAGAAGCCACTTCTCTTTGCATTGTTTCAATAGCTAGAGGATTTGGATCAAAACCAGCAGGTGCATTTCCTCTTAATATAGCATCAATCTGTTTTTGTTTACCCATAGCTTGACCATGTATAGCTATAGATCTTGCTCTTAATGCACTATCACTCTGTTTAGCATATTGATTTCTTACTTTTTTTGATAATCTTGGTAAGTCTTTTTCTTTTTTAATAAATATTTCTTGTTCTCTAATTGTTTGGGCATGCAAATTTAATGCTCTATGAGTTGTATCAAAGCCATTTGTTATAGCAATTTGCCCTCCTTTAATAACACCACCAAAACCAAAACCAAATGCAGCATTAGAAGCAACATAAAAAGCACCTTCTCGAGGATCATAATTATCGTACACTAAAGCTCTAGGAAGCTCTTCAGCAGCAGAAATAGCACCCGCAGTCAAAGAAAAATTAGTAGCACCACCTAAGATTGTTCCTGCTTTCAATGCTCTGAACACAGGAACATATGATGTTGGATTTAAAAATGCGGCTGTAAAGTTCTGACCAAAAGTAACATTCTGAAAAACATTTCTATCTTTAAGATCTTTTCTGAATAATTCTTTTTTCTTATTAAATAAATATTCTGATTTTGTAAGTTTTAAATCTTCAGCTATAGCATTAAACATAGGCTCTATTGTTCGATCAAACTGTTCCCTTTCAGAAAACCAATCCTGAACAAAATGTGGCATAGCCATAATAGGATCTTTGTAACGACTTATTTGAGAATATGCGGCAGATAATGTAGACGGTCTTGCTTGCAAACGTCCATCAGCTACTGGTGCAAAAGAATAAGCCATTTTAAAACTTACCTAAATAATACATCATAACAGGTGGTGGTTGATTTTTGAGAGCAGTTTGTTTTTCTGCATATTCTGCAAAAGCGTTTTGAACCCACTCATCTTGCAAAGTAAAAACAGTATTAGGAATTGGTTGTATTGCTCCTGTTGCAGAAACAATTGCATATAACTGAGCTTCAGGAAAACTTGCTGATGATTGAAGTGTTGGCCCAACTAAAACTCTTTTTTGTCCTGCACTTATTCTAGCTGCTAAATCTGTTTCGTTACCTTGACCTAGATCATCAAATAATTGGATTGGGGCTATTGCCTGTCCTGCCGCAAAATCTTCAACAGTTATATCTATATCTCGATCAAAGAAATATTGAGCGTCAGGTAAAGCTTGATTTATATCATTTACTTTTTGTTGAACTGCATAAAATAATGGATTTAAATTTTTTCTTGTGTCTGTTCCAAAATCATTAGGCACTAAAGAAGAATTTGTAATCGGTGAGTACATTTGTGGATGGCTCATAAAACGAGCATCTATCATATTTGTTAAAACAGTTTTTAAATTTGTTTGATAAACAGGAGCTAATAATTCAGCAGCAGGAACAAATTCTTGAATAATTTCATCTGGTATGGTTGCTATACTATCAAGTAAATCATAGACGCCTTTTGTTTTTGTAATTCTTCTAAACTCTTCATTAGTCATTGGAGTTTCATTTGCACTTCTAATTACTTTAAGAATTTCAGCATTTCTATTTTGTGCAGGAAAGAAATTATATAATTGATAATATGCTTTGAGTTTTGTAGCGTTTTCTTTTCCTAATAAATCATAAACTCCTCTAGTCATATTTAAACGACCAGAAGCATCTGTCATTGCTAACTCTCTTGTGTTTCTTAAAAACTCACCTATTTCAGTTTCATTTAAAACACCTCTTTCAAATTGATTAAAAGTATCTTCAAACTGAGATGTTAATGATCCTGAATTTTTTAAAAGCTCTAGCTGCTTAAAAATTCTAATTTGTTTTTCTTCAGGCATTTGTTGTATTTCATCTAATCGAAGAGTGTATATTCTTTCATCGATTACGCCGCCTGTTTGCTCTTCAATGTGATTAATAAGCGTTTCTCTACCTTCTGCACTTGTATGTAAATTAGGTGTATATATTCCATTTTGTAAGGTTTCTATTAAAACACGTTTTTGATTATTTCTTTGCTCAACCTCGAATACTGTTTTTGCATTTGTAAGAGCTTCACTTACTTGCTTATAAACTTTTTCTTGATCTACTTTGTAAATTTTACCACCAACTTTTATTGTTTCATTTAAAAGACTTTTAATTTCTTTTCTAAGTTGTGGATTAAGTTCACTAGATAAAGTTCCACCTGATGGAGCAGTAAAACCTTTCAAAGCTGTTAAAAAATCTATTTTGCTCTGTGATGGTTTTGATGTAAAAGCTATAGCAAATCTATCTGATACTATTTCGTCAAATATTTGTTGAATTGCTAGCGAAATAGCCTCTCTTTCAATATTTAAATCTGTTCCAATTTTTTGAACTAAATCAATATTATCTGGATAATTCGATAAATCAGTATTTTGAATTATATTCTCAGATTGTTCAGTAAATTGTAAAACTTGAGAAGCTTTTAATTTACTATTTATTGAGCTTTGAACAGAATTAACAGCTTCACCAATTTGTTTTTTAATTTTATCAGAAGAATTTTTATGCATTTCTTCTAAGCTTTTTGCTAGTAAATCAATTTCTACATGATTAGAAGAATTACTTGCCGCTAATCTTTTTAAATAATTTGCTTGATTAACTGCTTCTATTTCTTTAGCTGCTTCTATTTTATTAATATTAACTTGTGTAAAATCTTTTACACCTTTTGCAATTTCTTCAAAAGCTTTTGCACTATTACTATCAGCTATTTCGTTAAATAAATTAAATTGCAAAGATGGCATATAATTAGAAATTTCAGTATAATCGGTACTTTGAAAAATATTAGCAATTTGTTCTGCATTTTGACGCCCATCAGAGGTTCTCATCATTCTAACAACAAGACCTTCTGCAATCTGATCTTTTGCTTTTTCTATTTCAGCAAGAAGTTTTCTGTGTTTCTCAACATTTCTTTCTTCAGAAGACATAAGTTGATTTGGCAGTAGATTTAAGTATTTTAATCGTTCTTGAATTTGTGTAATTGATCCTTCTAATCCTAAAACCAAATAGTCATCATTATTTATAAATTGTGTTATGTTTGTAGTTGTTGTATCAATACCTACTATAATACTTTCTTCTGTTTCGTCATTTAAAGCTTCCATTAAATTAGTAAGTCTTGTCATTCTATCATCGTCTATTTGTTGATAGGTTTTTCCAATACTTATTGCATTTTCAAAAAATGGCATATTATCATTAGCCACTTCCAAATAATCATTTGGATTACCTTCTACAAAATTACCGTATAAATTTTTAATTTTTTTAACAGTATCTTTAGCAGTAGGACTAAGTATATTATAGTAACTCTTGCTACCCATGCTTTGGAAATATTGAAGTATAGATGCAGCATCTTTTGAAACATCAGGATCTTCTAATAATTTTGATATAGCACCTGAAACAGCTATTTTGCGAAAATCTTTTTTTAATTTTGTAATTTCTTTTAGATCAGTAACATTTATTCTTTCATAAATTCGAAAAACGTTTACTTCTTGTTGAATACGTTTTGAAAATTCAGCATGATCTAGGTTATAACCTATTTGAAAAAATAATTTTTTATCTTGTTCAATTTTTCTTTCTTTTTCAGCAACAGTTTCGTCGTATATACGTCTTGTTCTTGCAACTTCTAAATCTGTTCTTTTGGCTTCTAAATAATTACCACCTCGATCTACTATATATTGTTTGTAAAAACCTTTTGTATCGTTACCCAAACCATCTAAAAAACTCGTGAATTCCTGAGTAAATAATTCAGGAGCATTATTTTCATTTTCATATTTTGCAGTTAGTTCAGTAGCTTTACTTGCTATCTTGTCTTCAATAGCATTTTTAAACCTTAAAAAAACAGCACCTTCAAAAGCTTCTTTTTGAAAAGTACCTAAATTTATTGCTTGATTTATTATATCTGGTTTACCAGTATTTTTATCAATATCTAAAATTGATGTTATATCTGCTTCAGCAGCTAAAAGTTTGCCACTGTTTTCAGCAGCAGCTACTGCAACTTTATAGTGTCTATCTCTTTGATTATCAGCAAATTGAACAATCTGTTGACCTACCGAGCTTCCCCCAGAAGAAGAAGTATTGATTCTAATCGGTCCTAGAAGAGATTGTTTTTCTATTCTTTTTATAGCCATGTTTATTCTTTACTTAATTTTTTAATTAATAAAGTTGTTCGTTTTGTATCTTGATAATCTTGATATGTTTCTAAACCAGTTTGACCCATTGCTAACAAACCAGACATAAAAGCATCTTTACCTTTTCTTTTTGTAGCAGCTATTTCTTGTTTGTATCCAAGTTCATTTATAAAAGTCATAAAATCAATATCAGAAACAGAATCCTCAACATTATCTCTATCTTTACGAAATGCAGCTTTTAAATCAGGGGTAATTTTTCTATTTAATTTTGTTAAAGTAAAAGCAAAATTACTTTTATATATATCTTCAAACTGTTCTAAAAGCATACGGCCTTCTCTTAAACCTTGTGCTTTCGCCATGACGCTTTCAGTTTTTACATTAAAAGCATCTAATTGTGCCTGATTTTTAGCAGCAATACCTTGAATAAAAAATCCAAGTCCTTTTGCCATTCCTGCTATAGTTATTGGGTCCATTAGATAATTAACTCCGCTATAATACCATTTACTTGCATTGGAAGTGGTTCATTCTGCTCAATAGTAACTTGAGGGTTACGATCATATCCGAGTGATCGAAACTCTTTTTTACCCGTAAAACTTCCATAATTTATCATTGGTTTTGTATTTACTTTAGCTGATTTAGTATTTTTAAAATCAACAACAATATTAGTTACTCCTCTTACATCACCTGTTGATGGGCCAGAACCAAAAGAAGCATCAACAGGATTTGTAATTATTTTAGAATCAAATTTTTTACCAACATAAAGATGTGTGTATCCAGAGTAACCAGTAATATCTACTTGATCTGAACCATTTACAGTAAAAGAACCAAGAAAATCTTCTGTAGTGCCATTAAAACCTAAAACATCTACAACATCACCACTTGAATACAAAGCACTTACATCAGCAAGGCTTGAACTTACAGAAACATATAAATAAAAATCTAAACCTATATCATCTTTAAATTCACAAAGCTGTAATTTATTATCACTATCATAAGCATTAATAAAAATTCTATTTTTAATAGCAACGGCAGATGAAAAATTTCCATTTACAGTAAAATTTACCCATGATGCTCTTTTTTCAACCCTATTAGAAGAAAACACAGCTAAATTACCATTGGTCAATGTCATTACAGCATAAGTATCAGGTAAATCAAAGCCACTATTAGCAACAGCTAAATACTTTGGTGAGCTTTGGAATAAATGACTTGATATAGTAGAAATAGCAACAGATGTATAAGCATCTTCAGAATCAGTATAAATATATTCTCTTACAATTTTTCCATTTTGTTGTGTAAAAATAGTTGCACCATCTACAACATGAGGCATTACAAACGCTGAACCATATGTTGTTTGTTTTCTTATTTGTGCATTTGTTGGTGTTGTTGCTTGGTTTAAATAAGTTGGCACATAAAGTTCGGCTTCATTTGTAAAAACCTGCAAATCTCTATTTGATTTTAAATATCGTATTTCATTTACATTACCTGTTGCAGCAGTCAAAACTATTGAGTCAGTATCAGCACCATCACCAACATCATAATTAAAATATTCACCTATTTTTGACATCCAAATAGTATCTGGCTCTGCTATTGTTCCGCCAAAAACTAATCTATTTTCATGAAAAGCTACAGCCGCAGGATAACCACGTTTTGCAGAATAAGCTTGCTCATCCCAATCCGATGTGGGGGCATGACAAACAACTTTGACTCTACCCCCGCCATCTTCTGCACTTGTAGCTGCCGCTCCTGCCGTAATTTGATAAGTATTTTGGTCAATAATATCGCCAACAGTTCTTGAACCATTTAAATTAGCAGCAGATATACCACCTGTTGCAGATGCTTCTTGGATTGTTATTGACTCACTACCTGAAAACCCATGATTAATATGCGTAACTTCAACAGTTGTACTTCCATCAATTGTTCTAAATGGATTTAAAACAGAAAGCCTTGTTTTTAATTCATCTGTTATTGTTCCTTTAGCCTGAGTACCAGATTGAACGCTTGTTACTTCTATTTCACTTTGTTGGTATCGAATTATAGTTCCAATGTGTTTTGAATTAGGATAATTACCACCGCTTTGAGAACCAGTTGTATCCCAATATGATGCACTTGTTGTTAAAGTTACATTGCTTCCTGTTGTTGCACTTGGATCTAAAGTTACACCCGCCGCATGAAAACTTGTATATGGTTGAAAATTTCTTTTGTTATCTGCACTTTTGTCAAATGAATATGTTTCTACCTGAAATGCAGTCAAACTTGTTCTAACTAATAGTCTTGGTGCAAATAATGGGTGACAAATCCACATTACATCACCTGACTGTGCATATGTAAGCTCTTGCAAATATTCTCTATCAAATGGCAAAGTTGCTGAGTCTACATCCTGAGTAATAGTAGCTACTAAACTAATCGTTCCATCTGTAAGAAGCCGAAAACATCTTACCTTCTGATGCTCTACAGAAATAATATATTCTTCATTTGAATCAAAAATAAAAGGCATTAGATGAGATTGTTCTGGATAAGACGAATTAAAAGTAATAGAATAATCGTGTATATGTTTTAAGCCAAAACGTTTTTTTACCGAGCCTTCAGCCATAACAACCATATTTTGAAGAGATTGAGCAGAGCCTCTATAAACTTGGCTGTCTGTTCTCATTATTAATGAATCACTTGCCTCACCAAACTGAAAGCTGTTTTGTGCAACTCTTACTTTTTGCATTAACTACGCCTTTGTGCAATGAGCCTCGATGTATTAAGTTTAACTGTTGTTTGTTGTTGTGAGTCAAGCCTTCTAGCTTGTGCCATATATATTAAGGCTTTTTCATCCATAAGCTGACCTAATTGTGCATCTCTTGCTAAAGAAACAGCAAAAGCTCCTGCAAGCATATATTGAACAGCTAAAGTAAAATAAGGAGGCCAAGTATTCTCATCTGCTCTAAAATTAAAATCAGCAATAACCTCATCCGAAGAAGAGGCATTACAAAATATTTTACTACCATATGTGTTATATTTGATAACAACATCATTTATAGTTACAGCATGAACCATAATTGAATTTGAAGGTAATTGATAAGCAGCATCAAATCTTCCTGTTGGTGCTTCTTCTAATCTATTTAAAACAGCTTGATCTGAAGCAAATCTCCAACGAGTATTTGTTAAAGCTGTTCTTGCTATATCTTCGTAAACAGCATCAGCAACTTGTGATTCTGTTGTTCCATCAACAAATGATTGAATATCATTTCCACCAATAAGAACGGAAGCTCTCGAGCAAATTTTTATAGGTGTATCTGCAACTGTAGGCATAGAAAGTTGGGGGCCGAAGCCCCCATCCCTTAGTCAGTATCGGTTTCTGCTATTGCTGTTCCATCTGAACAATCAACAACAGTACCAGTATTAGATAAAACAGTACATAAATTAGTTGTTGGTGTATTTGTATCAGCTACAATAATTACATCACGAACAGCTAACATATTTGCCGCACTATTAAAATATCCAGATGCTCGAACAGTCGCTATAGCATCGGCTGAACGATACATCCATAAGCTTCCGTTTGAGTCACCGCCAACGCGGGTTAAACCACTTGCACTATAAGCCATAATTCAACCCTCCTAGTTATTGTCTAAGACTTCATAGATACCCTCGTTATCAATAACGACAGAACCCATGGACATCATAGATGTGGTTAAGTGTGATACTTTTTCCGCAATATAATTAACTTCTGTTGTAACATCAGCATTAATGCCAAGGCCAACAGCCGTTGTATGATATGCAAAGTTTTTACCACCTGCGACAGCAGACGTTGAAAAGATCTTAAAACCTAAGAACTCTTTCATTGTCATACCACCTGCGAATGGTAGATTTTGTGGCCCAACAAAGTCACTTGACGCAAATTCATTGATTGCAAACAAGTCTGCAAAACCTGCGGGTGACATTGCTAGATAACGCTGACCATCTTCAGGAATGCTTGCATTACCAAAAGTCTCAAACAATGATAGCAAATCTGCTTTTTCTAAAGCAGAACCAGTATCATGAATTTGAGTTGAGTTTGCACCTGCATCCATTGCTGTTGTAATAATCTCATCAGTCTTACGACCTAGAGCAGCAGCAGCAGATTGAGCAACAGCTTGACGTTCGTTGATATTAATTTTCAACTCATCAAGTTTATCAATATACTCTGGTGCATAAAAGTCAGCCATAGTGACTTCTACAGTTGTGTGTGCAAGATCCATCGGGGTAACATTACCATTTCTGGATTTTGTATTTGCTGTGCCTTTTCCAATTTTTTGGAATCTCGCAGTCGAGCCAGTAACATTTGTAGAGCGAACTGTGTTACGAAGTTTCGAACCCATACGCTGATACGCCATGTGTACTTCTGTCTCGAACTGTTTGATAAAGGCTTGGTCTATTGTATTTGCCATTTTTCAGTCCTTAATTGAAGTTTCTGGTTTCGACGAGTATCCGTTTTTCTACTTCAACTTGGGTATCCTATCGGGCCAATCAGTGTATTACGGGTCGTTGTGGTTCATCATAAACACAATTTTTATTTAAATTACAATAAATAAATTCAATATATTTATTTTCGTTTATATGAAAAACACCAACAGGCTCAAAACCTAACCACTCAGCCCATCGTTTCACACCATCATAATCACCCAAAATAGTCATACTTAACTTTGGATGATAACTTGTTAAATACTCTAATAGCATTCTTGAACCTCTTGCTAGTAAAGTAAAATTTTGAAATGCATTATTCGAAAACATTGCAAACATTTGAGGGATATCTTGATCTTCATTAAATAAAAGGCCGCCCGTCATTATGATCGGACCGCCTTCTGTTTTAACAACATAAGCTTGAGCCTCTCGATACATCAAATCTAAAGCCGCTCTTGTTGTTGGATACCCTAAAAGTTTTAGTTCCCTTTTATTTTCTGGTGAAAGAGTAATATCTATTTCATCAATATGATGAGAGTGCAAACATGTTAGATAAAAATCACCACGTTTTAATATTCGTGGTTCATTTATAGATTTGCTGATATCCTTCTGTGACTTCTTTAATAAAATGGGGATCTCTGTCTTTCCAGTATCTTGGGTCATTCATCATTTCCCTTAGCTCTTGTTCGGTTTTACCTGCTACTGGCTGTGCGCCTTCTGAAAAATTACCATCTTTCATTGCTTCCATAATAGTTTCCATAACCATGACTCCGTCAGCAGTTTGAAAAAGTCTTTCTATTGCAGGAATTTGATCTTCGCTAAACATTTTATGAGCAAACATCGAGGCAGCTTCTATTCGAGTTTGAGCATTATCTCCAAGTCTAGCTTCTTCTGCATCTAAATCAGGTCCATTACTTTGTATTGCTTCAGCATACATATTTATACCCTGTTCAAATTCTTCTTGGCTAAAACCATTTTCAAATGCATGATTAGCCCACCATTGAAACAATTCATTATCATTTGCAGAATCACCATCAATAATATCTGGAACTTGATAGTCACCAACAGTTTCTGGCCTTTCACTAAATGCTTCAGTTTGAATCTCTTCAATAATAGCATTTCTAATATCTTCTTCTTTAGCACCAAGCTTTGCTTCAAGCTCTTTATAGCCTTTTGCTAAATCTTCTGGTGTATTATATTTTTCTGGTAGCCATTCGGGTTTACTTGGTGTTTCTGTTGCCTGAACATCTTCTTCAGTAACAAAATCTCTTCCATCAGCTTGTGCTACTTCAACAGCTTCTTCCGTACTCATTTATTTTTACTCCTATGTGCATGCTGTATTCTTTGCTCAATCAAACCAACAATATATCTTTGACCCTCAACATGACGTAAATTTTCTGTTGATACATTTGGTCCATGAACAAGTTCAATAGTAATTGATCTTAAATATCTTAAAACTTCTTTCCCAGTTGGCGTTTTAAAAATTTCAGCTACATTTTGACTTATTTGGTTATCAATATCTGATTTGCGTTGAACTCCATCGATTCCCATAAATGGAACATCTTTCTTAGTTTGCAATTTGCTCTCCCTGTGCTTCAGTTGCCATTTGTTGCATCATTGTTTGTATTTGTTTTCTTTGCTCTTCATCTCTTACTAAACTGTCTGGTACACTAAATTTTTTAGCTAAATAAATAGCAACTTGTTCAGGATCTATAATTATTGGTGTTATTTGTTGACCAAAAGTTCCTTGGACCATTTCTAAAAAACGACCAACAGTTGCTATATCTTGATTGTTTTGTGCCTGAGCCAAAGGTGAAATAGATCTTATTTTTACTTCTCTACCGTTAACTGTTGGCAATTCAATGCGGCCTTGTTTTTTAAGAATATATATAACTCTTTGTAAAACTGGCTGAACAAGTTCTGCTTGCAATCTTCCAAATGCCGCACCCATTCTTCGAGATAAATCAGCCATTCTTTCAGCAACTTCTGTTGCCGATGCAGGAGTTTTATTTGGATCTCCTAACATTTGATTATACAATGCTTCTTTTATATTTGTTCTCATATCCGACAATATAAGTTGAGAAACATTAAAATTACCTGCAGGAGTTATTGGTGTAAGACCTGCCGATCCCATAGCTTTTGGGATTATAGTCCCTGGAACAAGATTTATTGTATCAGGATTAACAACACCATCATCTTCCATTTGATAAATTCCAGACATTGCCATTTGAGCATTTTCTAAAATCATCTCAACAGTGAGATTACATGTTTTTATGGCTGCTAATGCATTTATTAATGGACCTCGACCATATATTTCACCAGATGATGGACTCCATCTAAAACAAATAAAAGGATTAGATCCTACACCTGACATACTTTTTTCATGTAATATTGTATCTGTTTCCATACAAACAGCATAATGATAATAAGCATTTTGGTTTTTCTTAGAATAATCTCTGCAAACAATCTCAAGAACAGTTGTTTCTTTATCAGAGTTCATATTATTCAATACTTTTTGATCAAATGTACTTTTTGGATAAAGTATAGGTAAATCATCAAAACGTATATGTTTACGCTCTCGAAAAATGTGGTCAACGTCACCGTTGGGGCCAGTGTCTAAAACAACTTGAGGGAGAGGGATCGCTCGGAAATTCACGGGGTTTATTGAATCTCCTTCCTCAACGCAAAGAACACCTGTCCCAACGGCTAGGTCCATAAAAGATTCATGGACTTCCTGACTAAAGTTTGAGTTCTGCAACACCTCAAAAACATAGTCAGTAATCTGATCTAAATCATTATCAACAGCTTCTTTTCGTTCTTTAGGGATTTCACTTCCTGCTATTAAATCAGCCCATCTAGCAAAATTTGGAACAATACCTGCTTGCAATCGTGAAGCAAATTCTTGAACACCTACAACAGCAGTTTCATCAAAAATTTTTTCATCACGCCTTTGACCTGCTTCTTCATAGTAAAATGATTGACGCATAGGCAGAGAATAATCATAACACTCCTCAAATAGAGGAACCCATTTTTCTCGAAAAGCTTTTGCTTTTTTATATCGTTTTAATTTATCTTTAGCTAAATCGTGCATTAGTCATATCGTCCCATGAATCCTTGTGAACCTTGACCTGCTGCCATCATAAGAGATTCTCTACCATATGATGATTTAGTACTTGTTGAAGAACTGCCACCTCGACCAGTGCCTTTTCCACCAGTATTTGATTCTTTTATTGCAACAACAATATCTTCTTTTTTCTTTTTAGCTTTTTCATTTATTTCTTCTTGTTTTTTTTCATCGGCAGCAATTCTTGCTTCTGCTGCTGCTCTTTTTTCTGCTTTTGATGGGCCAAAACACATATCTACATCCTTTGCCAAAATGGTTGTTTTTTTACACTTATACGATTTTTTTTGAAAACGTCAAAATTTCTTGTTGCAATAACAGGTTTAATTGGTTTTTGAGTATTCATTAAAGCGCGACCCTCTCCTGCCCCAAGCAACATATATTGCAAAGCATCATGTATATGAGAGAACATATTCTTATCAGGTTTATCTGAATATCTTTCACCAGATACTTCCATACGTCTATACTGATAACCGCCCTCAAATCCTTTAATTAACTGCAAACATCTTCTGTCAACTAAAAATGCGGGTTTACCTTCAGACATCTTAGTAAGCTGGGAAGAGACAGCTTCAAGACGAAGATCAACAGAGTTGGAGGGAGCGGGAAAAGCCCTCAAACCCGCACCGCGCAAAATATGAAAGGGAGTGGATTCATCAGTTTGCGCTCTAAAATCTCCTGCAGGATCACCAAAAATAATTACCTCTGATGCTGCGGAGAACCTTGTCGCTAGTTCTTGCCGAAGCACTTCTGCAAAACGAACTATTCCCATATCGATAGCGACAATTTCTTGTTGAATAAACCAACGACCCCTTACCTTTTGACCAATAGTTGCTGCAGGAGTTAAGCCAAAATCAAGACCAACATACACAGGTAAATTAGCTGCAATTGGTATTTCTTCTTTAGCAATATGTACTTCAGATGCAAACATTGGATATATAGGCTTTCCATCTTGAATAGATCCTAGTTTATTCATAACATAAACATCTATCCAACTTTTAGTCTTACCTCGTATTAAATTTTTATAATAAGACTTCAACATATTTTTTTTGTTTTCAGCAATAGGATTTTCTATATAATTTTTTATTTCCCCATCTTCATTCTTTTCTTCAATCATTGCAGAAGGTTGAACAAAAAATTCCCAGTTATCAGGCTTTACAAGCATCTTTGCTTGTTCTTTTGGTATATGGTCAGGAATTGGAACTTCTCCAGACATAATAGGCCACCAATGATCTTCTTCAGGAGCATTTGTGTCTGCAATAACTCCTGTCCAAGACGGTCCACCATCTCGCATAGAAGGAAAGCGACCAACACGCATAGTGCAAGCATCAATAATAGATTTTGGTATTTCTCTTGCTTCGTTAATCCATATGCCCGTAAGTTCTAAAGATAAAAGTTTTTTTACATCTTCAGGTCTGTCTAATGCTAAGAAGATAACCTCAAGGTCTACTTCGCCTTTTTTAATTCTATGGGTATATGGGACTGACCAGTTAAATTTTCCCCATTCGTTTTCGGGAAACCAATCAAGCCATGTTTTAATAGTTGTAGTTCGTAACTGTGGGTTTGTGTTTCGTATAATAGCCCATCTGGATTTTCGCAGTCCGTCTTGAGATTTTTTTTGTTCCAAAGCCCTTCTAAAAACTTCAACACAACATCCTACTGATTTGCCAGATCCAACTGGCCCTCTTATACCACGAAAAAAAGTATTGTCTTTCATAAAAGTTTTTAAAACTTCACCATCAGGTTTATATGAAAAATCAATTGCCATCGATAGATCTTTTTCTAAACTTATCTATTACATCACTTAATGTTTTAGAAAAAAATTCTGGGTCTACATCATCAGGTAAAATTACATAGTCCTGATTTTCTACTGCCTTTTTGAAAGCTTCTTCATCATAATCTTTTAATTTTCCATCTTTCATTCTTATAGAAGGATATAAAAAATTTTTACCATCTATTTCATTAGTATAGCTAAATATTGTTTTTCCGTTTAAAGTGGGTGTAGATGGATCTATAGCTCTAAAAAACCAAGAAGGTCCATATTGAATCATTACAGACAAAACAGATTTTTCAACTTCTGTTAGTTCCATTACCGCAAGCCTTTATCAACACCCGCTTTTATCATTGCTTCCGCAACATCAGGGCCAATATTATCTATTACCCCATCAATCATTTTATTGGTTACAAAAGCAGCACCATGTTTTTCATCAAAGTGTTTAAAATGAACTTTTTTTACAATACCTCGAAGCATTCGTAATTCTTCAGGCTTGAGCATATCAACAAAACTCATTTTGTTTTCTTCTTAGGTTTTTTCTTTGATTCATCAACATTAGGCGTAGAAGGATCATCTGACTTAAATGTACCCTTCTCTGTTCGTGCTTTGACTGGTTCATCACCCTGTTCGAGCTTTACTGAGTAGCTCATATGATTTTTTTCAGTCCAAGTAAAACCATGTAATTCATGTGTTTCACCTATCCAAAGTTGACCAGTAGATTTTATATACCAAGCCATTTACTTTTTTTTCGCCTCCATAATTTTTTTCTTCAAAGCAGGTGGTAAGTTTTTTTGCTTACCTTTTAGCATTGTTTTCTTTTTTGGTCTTCCGACCTGTGAACCATAAGTTCCTTTTCCTTGAGGCATAACTAACTCCTATATTGTTTTACCTTCCGAGCAATCTTTTTCGGTTGAGCCACAAATTGCTTACCCGCAGCCTTACCCTTTCGTTTAGCTCTGGTTGTAGCTGCATATTCAGCATCACTAAGAGCAGCAATAGCCTTGCTAGGTAAGTACCGTTCACCTGTTTCACTAGACTTTTTTCCAGACTTAGTGCGCCACTTCTGCTTTCCCCAATTTAATAATGATCTCTGAGATTTTTTCAAGTTCCCACTTCTTTCTGAGCTTTTTTATGTGCAGCGGAAAAAGAAACTCCTTTACGCATTAACGCCCTCATCATAGCCATATGTTTTGGTGTATGATGAACTTTATGCTTTTTTAAAGTAGTTTCTTGTCTTTTAGTAAGTAACGTTTTTTTCATTTATAGCCGCCTCCACGTTTTTTGTATTCTTTAGCAAGTAACTGAGCTTTCCTAGCAGACCACTGACCTGCCGCCGTACCATGTGTAGCCCTAGCTTTTATGCTTTGGAATAAAGATTTACGCATCTTGGGCTTGGTATAATTACCTGCTTTATTAACCGTACTCATGGGAAATCAGGATCTCCTTTTTTAGGTTGTGGCATTTTATCTTGCAGCTTGTCTAGTTGCTGTTCTTTGCGTTTTATAGCGTCTATTATTTTTTGTCGTTTTGGGTTTGATTTACCTTTATACACTTTACTGTCTCTACTTAGTCCGTATCGAATACCCTGCTTTAGCTTCTGAAGAAGTGTTGATGTAGGATTAAGCGACTCAAGTTCTTTTTCGAGCGCAGCTATTTCTTTAATAAGAAGTGATATTCTTTTCTGAGACATCTTAATATTCCATAGGTTGAACTTCAGTGCTGAGAAGGGAAGATCGTTTTGTCATACCCTTTCTTTTTGTAGAAGGTTTCTTAACATCTTTAAACTTAGGCTTTGCACCCGTAACCGAATCAAAAGATAATGAAGGTAAAGGAACAGGCTCAGGCTTCATCTCTTGATACATCTGTTCCGCACTCTTACCACCAAAACACATAACTATGCCTTTCCTGCATTTTTGTTTCTCTTAATAGATCTATTACGCGCCCTTCCAACTAAACGCAAATTATTCTTACTGTTGTCTCTTGGATTGCCATTCTTGTGATCAACATCTTTGCCATCGCCCTTCGATGCTTTACCAGACTTCTCTAACAAATAACGCGCCCTTTTTCTGGCGCGGTTGTCTTTCATTCTCTTAGGTGACTTATCGTATTTTCCTTCACCCTTAGAAGAATAATCTCGAATGTAATTCTTAGAACTAGGCATTACTTCTTCTTATGCCTCTTTGCAAAGTTTCTAGCAGACTCAACACTTCTAAAACCCCACGCCCTCAAAGCTAAAGCCTTGCGCGTTGGTCTACCCTTCTCATCTTTCATTGGACCTTTCATACCCGCAAACCTAGCAGCAAAGGAAACCTTACGAGCCATTCTCCTTGAACCCGCCTTCGGTTTATCTTTAACAGGCGGCTTTAGATTAGAACCCTCTTTACGCTTAAAATAAGCACGACCTGCGGCATTCAAACCGCCTTTAGGATTCTGATACTTCTTCGCGGGCATAGCCTTCGCTCTCTAACTTCTCTTTAGCCGTTTTGTTATCGCCTTTTTTAGGAGTAGGCTCTGGGTCTTTTGTATATCTCATAATCGTCCTTTAGCATAAAAAAATAATTCTGAAAAGAAAAACGAACCTTGATAGAAAAAAATACGAGTGAGAGAGACACTAACACGACAGTAAGCTAAGTTTTGGCCCCCCCTAACTAAACTAAGCGACAGCCGCCATACGAAATGCAGGATTCAAGCCAAATCAATCTGGACTCGTATGTCCCCTGCCACTTGCACTTGCGATCTATCTATCGGCTTATATCCTGCACGGTCTAACAAATCCTTAGCCGCTTCCAACTGGACATACTCGGACTTTGCGTTAGTCACTAACCTTCGTAACTGCCCTGCAGCAACTGTAGCACTAAGCCCAAACTCCTCATTCATTCTTTCCATCAGGTATTGCTGCACATGCGGTTGCTTTAACGCCTTGCTAGCACTTACTCTTCCCGACTCCCCATCTGCATATCCCGCAAGCGGCGCGGCCTGTGTAATAGTGCAGCCTTTTGCTACTATCGTATCCACCAACGCGGTCTGTTTCCGTGTTAGCTTTCTTGCAACTGGCAGGTTGTTATTCACTCTAGCCCCCTTTTCTTTTCCCCCACGCTTTCCTGTTTATCACCGCTTTGTCTACAATTACCTTACGTCACAAGTACAGTTACCTTACGTTCTTTTGGAGCTGTTAACCCGCTCTTCGATCGGGGCTATAACGGAGTTGATAGATAAAGTGGCCAGTCTTCTTCTTCAGCTTACCTTGTGCGCTTGTCCATTATTGCGGTGCAGACGCACCGCTTTGCTGAGGGATTTGTCTTGTAAATCCCTCAGACTCCCACAACCGCTTTAAACGGAATTCATATTCCTATTTGCATAGGGCAAATACGAATACGAATTAACTAACTAATTAAATTGAACACGTTGAGAGAGGGGACAGGGGCGCGCTGACTTGTACCCTAAGCAAAATCTGGCTACCACACATACCCAGTGTTCCGATTGCTGTTAACCTGCAATTATTCTCATGGCTATTGGCCATGAGTGCAGGGCAATCGGCATAGCGTTCAAACAAAATGCGGGACGTAGTGTCCTATTTTGTTTGTAGCCAGATTTTGCATAGGGAAAAGTCAGGCAAGGTGCGCCCCTGCCGCCCTCTCTCGGCCGGTTCAATTTGGGGACTACAAACGAAACTTAGTCAAGTAAATAGGAGAATGAAAATGGCTAGATCAAAAGTAGATACTAAAGCTTTGGAACAAGCAAACGGAAATCAAGAAGCAATGACAGACGCGAGCGCGGTAACTTATGCGCTGAATTATGCAACTGATCGATTTATTGAATTAATAGAGTTGTTCGGCGGTACTGAATGGCAGAAGGAAAATGTCGCCAGAGGTTTTGTATCACAAGCTGAATATCTAATTTCCAATAAGAATAAACAGATCACGAAATATGCAATGGAAGTTCAAATAGCTGAAGAGAACAAAGAGCGCGGTATGGCAATGTCTCAGACAGCCATAGAAAAAGCAGAGTTCATCCAAGCGAACTGTGAAGTTGAACTTGAAGATTTAAAACTGTACCTTCAATCTTCTAAAGCAGCTTACAATCTTGTAGTTGGGAAAAAATACGAGCCGTTGCAGAAGCGAACTATCCCAAACAAAACCCACCGCACCGCAGCGCAACGCCTCCAAGATCAACAGGCCGAGCAGAAAAAGGTAGACGCCGCTGTTAAGAAATACGGCAAATAATACCTACCAAACCTCGAGAACTAGAGCGGCTTCGGTCGCTCTTTTTTTTTAACCCTAAAAAAATTTTCGCGGCTCGGCTTCGCCTCGCCGCTTGGAGATAGGATGCAGTTATGCTTACAGTTACTTCTCGTATTCGTCAGTTACTCGACATTGGTATTGAGATCCCTTTGTCAGACGATCAATCCACA